CCTGAGATCATCATTTCTATCGTTCGCGGAATTATGGACGGTGACGGGAGCTCTAGATCAGATCGTGGAAATGTTCAGATTGGGGTGACATCTAAAGAATTGCGAGACCAGTTATCAATCTTGTTTAACAACTTTGGCATTGTGAGTAATCACTATCGCAGAGACAAAGATGTGATGACACAAGCGCTGCTGAAAAGTGGGAAAGCGAATGCTCAAAAACATAATCATGACATCTGGGTATTAGAATTAGACAAATACAATTCTAATACCTATTATAGTTTGATTGGTTTTGGATTTGAGCGAAAACAAGAAAATCATTCTTGTGTGAATCACGTTTTAGTATCTGGCGACAGCAATGATCTTGTTCCATTCAGTCTAGATTTCGCGCATGAAATGTTCGATGCTGCTCCATTTGGATGCTGGACATTCCAGAAGCGTTTTGGGTTGAATCTCAACCCAATTGTTAGTAAGAAGACTCGTTATAAAACAGAACACCTAGCTAGAAAGACGCTGTTGAAGTTGTACTCGATTACCAAGCAATTTCTAACACCCGATCGACAAGAATTTTTTGATCGAATTTTATCCCCCAATCTTCGTTGGATCAAAATCCAAAAGATCGAAACTGGAGAAGCAGAAGTCTATGACTTCTCTCTCCCAGATGAAGAAAACGATTTTTGGGATCACAGCGTGATCTACAACGGATTCCTTGGCCATCAAACGCCAGCCGGCATTGGTAATTGGTACTGGCAGACGTTCGATGATTCCCTCAAGGGCGAAAACGACTTCACCCCAATCGAGATTGACTGGTGGGATATGGATTGGGAGCTGGAATGGATCGATGAGACTTCCGGTGACCCGCGACGCATCGCTCCGTGCGATGACATCGAGCCAGTCACTGATCCAGATGAACGAGATTTACTCGGTCCATACAAGAGTCCATGGCTGATTGATCAATATCGAGCTCTCCAGGCTAAGGGTGAAGCCCACCGATTCCATCAGGAGGTCCTAGCACGGTTTATCGGTTCGGGTAACACTGTTCTTCGATCTCGAGTGCTTACTTTCATTCGAGAAAACACGAGTAAGGATTATCAAACCGTTAGTACGGTGGATTATGCAAATCCAATTAACGGTGAGCGAGATATCCTTGATTTTCGTGATCAATTGAGAGTTTGGGAGCAACCAATTCGAGCTAACCAATGTCCTAATTGTCGACAGATCGTGAAGCCAGATCAAGGTGGATTTTTCTCGACGATGAAGCGTGCACGCAATGTTCCCATTTGCCCTCACTGTCTTGAACAGGATCTCAATATTGCGGTTCCTCTCGTCGATCACATCTATGTGATGGGCGTGGACGTTTCTTCTGGAGAGGCTAATGACTTTTCGGCGATTCAGATCTTCGATTGTTATAAGCGTAAGCAGGTAGCGGAACTTAAGATCAAAGTCTTACCCAAAGATCTCTGCAAGATGGCTGATTTCCTTGGACGTTACTACAACAATGCCTATATGGTGGTGGAACGGACTGGTATCGGTATCCCGGTTTGCCAGGAACTCAACCTGGAATACTGCTATCCGAACCTTTACCGACAGAAAGTGGGTGATGGTGAAGTCTATAACAAAAAGAAGAAGTATGGAAACGTTGGTTTTCCCACTTCAGCTACTGGAAAGCCGAAGTTGATCAAGTGCTTAATCAACGAGGTGACTGAAGAAGGCGATGAAGCAGGTGACGCAATGGGTGTTTACATTGCATCGGATCGTCTCTGTAGCGAATTGATGACTTTCATCTATGTCTCAGAGAAAAAGATTGGTGCTGAAGAAGGAAATCATGACGACCTCGTCATGGCTTGTACTCTGGCTCTTCTGGGTCTCGAGGAGGCAATTGCCCATGACATGAGTGGCATTGCTCCGATGCATTACGATATCGCTCCTGGCCGTCGCTCGATTAAGGGCGATTTGAAGACACAGATTAGTCGTTTCACGGAGTATGGCGGTAAGTCGGTTCTTCCTCCAATCATCAATACTTCTGAGGGTCAAAAGTCATCTCATGATCGAGCGACGATGGAAATGGTCGATTTCATGCGTCAGATGGTGGGTGGTGTGAATGGTGAGGCTCAGTCGGAGTCCAAGGATATTCCTGCTGTGGTATCTCGTCGTCATGTAGTGCAGGGGAGGATAAAGCCGAAGGCTAGATAATCCGATGGCATGGCAGCTTTTTGACCGCATTGCGGCTTTCGCGAAGGCGAATCGAGTCTATCGAAAGGAGAACTTGTTTACGGACCAGTCCTCCCTGGTTCGTATTATGTCTGGTGGAGAATTCTTCGACTTCAATACTCAGTCGGCGCTTCTTCAGCAGACTAATCTCCAGATTAATCGGTTGGAGCGCTACAAAGATTTCGACCAGATGGATGAGGTGGGCGAGATTTCTCTTGCTCTTGACCTTTACGCCGATGAGGCTTCTCGAATTGACCCAGAGCGGAAACACTCCCTATTAGTTCGGGCGAAGAGTCTTCGTGTCAAGCATGAATTAGAGAATTTTTTCTATAATATCCTCCGTATTGATTCATGGCTTTGGGCTGGTATCCGTTATCTCTGCAAGTATGGTGACCTGCCGTTTGAAGTTGTTGCTGAACGAAATCGCGATGGGGTGGCTTCGCTTCGGACGATGGATGTTTATAACTTCACTCGAGTGGAGACCAAATATGGCGATTTGGTTGGTTTTTACTATCAAGATGAGATGGCGAAGCAACCGACGTTCTTTCACCCGTGGCAGGTAGTTCATGCTCGTTTGAGCACTTTCGATTCGATCTATCGTCCTTATGGCCGATCAATTCTCGATCCGGCTCGAAAGCACTTTAAGCAGCTGCGATTGATGGAAGATGCGGCTTTGGTTTACCGTATCAGTCGTGCTCCAGAAAAGCGCGTGTTCAAGATTCCGGTTGGTAACATCCCGACCAAGGATGTTCCGCAGTACATCGAGATTATCGCTCGCCAAATTAAGAAGCGTCGTTTCTTCGACCCGGCTTCGGGCGATGTTAGTGAGCGTTGGAATCCTCTCATTCAAGAGGATGATTATTGGTTGCCACAACGCGCTGACGGCACTGGTCCTGAGGTTGACACTCTTCCGGGCGCTCAAAACCTAGATGAGATCGCTGACATTGAGTACTTCAAGAAGAAGATGATTTCTGGATTGAAGATTCCTTTCAATCGCGTTGGAATTGGCGACGCTGATGATAGTAGTCGCGAACCGGTTTCTAAAACTTCTCCGGAATTTGCCACTGCTGTTCAGCGTGTTCAGCGTGAAATGACTGATTGCCTGAAGAAGGTCGCTATCATTCATTTGGCTATGCGAGGCTATAGCGCTGAGGATCTTCGGAATTTCGACTTGACGATGACGGCGGCATCGGCGATTGATGAGTTGACACGCATCGAAACTTGGGTGGCGAGAGCTGAAGTAATTGAAGCACTGAAGGGAACGGAGATGTTCCCAGATAAGTGGATTTTGCGTTCGTTTACTGATATGACCGACGATGAAATCGAACAAATGCAGGAAGAGAAACGTAAAGCTGATGAGGATGCTCAAGCTGCTCTTGGCGATCTTGGTTTGGATGAACCTGGGGCGCCTGGCGGTGATCTTGGCCTCGGCGGTCTCGGTGGTCCTGAAGCCGGTGGTGGTTTGGGCATTCCTGCATTGGAAGGATATGATCACGAGCTGGAAGCTCGAGTTCTAAAAGAATACCTAGCTCCAAGCAAACCATTGGTCAGAAGGATTGAAGAAAGCTTTGATAGCGGATTCGACTGGATGATGAATCGGAATGAGCTAGATGGTTTGGATTATGGTCGAGATGACAATGGACGTCCGTTGATCATCGAAGCCATAATGGAACCCTCTCAAGTGAAGGAAGCACTTGACGAGGCGAAACTCCAAATGGAGAGCGATGATGACGGCTGGTACCTTGATTTCCTTGACGAGGATGACGAGGTTAGTGTACGTGATCTCCCGTAATCCATCAAAGATAGGTGTAGTCCTAGTTCACTGGGTGACACACAATGAGTAAGAAGACTTCAAAGATTCAGATGGACGCACGGAAATTCTTGCGCGCCATTAATACCTCGGCCCAGGGGCGTATTGCCTTTTTCAACGAAGCAGTTCGGAAGCTTGGGGAGGAGGATGGTTCCTTATACCGTCTGACCGCTCTTGGCACTGCGAATTTGATCTATGACGACGTGCATACCCACCAGTATTACGTAGCTCACATTGGTCGGCTGGGTAAGTCTAATCGGTTCAAGATCCACAATGTTCGCGAGATTGAAATCACAGAATCTGAGAAGCCTAAGTTGTTTGGCAAGAACTGCCTCGACCTCGTTGAGGCAATTTGTGAAGACAATCACAAGGAGGCCCAGAAGGTCTGGAATCTCCTCCATCGTCAACGTTTCCGCGGATGTGTTATTCCCGAAAGCGGAATGGTGACGTCGAAAGACGGGATTGCTCATCACATTACCACTAAGACAGCAGATAAGCTCGATACCTCTGGTTTGGCAGACGCTATCGCGACTAACCTAACCGATCGAGTTGATCTCCATGAAGGCCAGATTTATTGTGGAGTCTTCAACGAGTCTGGTGACGATGTTGTTCTACCAGTAACTGAACTCACAATCAAGAAGACAATTGCTCGTGATCTGAAGCGGGTTGCTATGGAGGCTGTCCAAAGCGAATCTTTCCAGCGCCTCGTTAAGTCGATTGCTGGTCGGGTTGCTAAGAAGCAGCTTCCAGAGTCAGTAGAAATTGCTGCTAAATTCCTCAATGAACAGCAGGAATTTTCGTCTCTGACTTACCCGGAATTCAAGACGCTGGTCGAGGACACTCTCGCTACTCAGCTTGTTTTGAATCCGTTTATTGCAGAAGACACAGCGAAGTTGATGTACCAAACCAATATTCGTGTGAACCGCCAATCGATTCTGGAAGCATGGCGTAACGCGGCACTCCAAACCAGTAGTTCCGAATTCCTCTACAACGTAGAGATTCTATCGGAATCTAAGGATTTTGGAACTGCCTACAGTCAATTTCTAGAGAATCTCCTCAACGAGGATGAGAATCATTATGCTCCCGAGGAAAATCGTCGGTGGGCTTATGTTAATTTCCTCAAGCACACTGCTGAGCAGTTAGACGCCAACAAGACTAAGGAACCGGGTAAGGACACTTCAGACCGTGAAGCTTTGGTCGATCGAGTCCTTGATCTTTCTCGTGAACTCGAGAATGAAGATTCCGGTCACGACGTTCTACTGCGAGCAGATCAGATGTTCGCTGAACTCCGCGAGAAGCTGGGTGACGTAATCGACACTCTGTACGATTACGACACTGATCCGGATGATGAAGAAGGCATGGATGAGCTCTCGCCTGAGGGTGACATGATGCAGCTTCCGGAAGTTGGTTCACCTGGTGGTGGCGGTGCTGGTGGTCTCGGCCTGGGTGGCGACCTTGATTTGGGTGGCGGTCTGGGTGGTGAAGATGACCTCGGACTTGGTGGCGAAGATGACCTTGGCTTGGGCGGGGGTGAAGACCTTGGCCTGGGTGGTGAGGCCGGTGATGCTGGCGGAGAACTTGATCTGGCAGCAGGGCTGCCGGAGAGCAAGGACCGCGGATACGTTCCAGTCGAGAAAATGGACGTTAACGAGCTGACCAAGGAATATGAAACCTGGTATACTGATGGCCAAATTTGGTTGGAAAGCGAAGGTTTCGATGAGTGTTTCACTGAGATGCAGCGTTTGATTCGCCGATGTACCGAAATTGGTGAGCCGGCAACACACTTGCGTGAAGGCTTTGAACAGATGCGCGATGTAATGGTTGCTGAAGGTAATGACATTCTTCGCGAGTCTAAGGACGAATACTCTTCGACAGTTTCTGCTTTCGATCTGGACGATCTAGACATTGACTTTAACTCTTATCGACCGAGTCTCGGCGAGGATCTCTCTGGTAAGGGTACTCGAATGGATGACCTTCAGGGTGAAGGTGGTGTCCAAACTGAGAAGCCGAAGTCAGCAGATGGTCGCAAGGGCCATAAGTCGGCTGGATCTGGCGGTCCGGAGGGCGAGCCGGGTGTTGATGCCAGTGACCAGGGCGAGCAAGGGATTGATCCTTCCTCGAGCGGAAAGCTTTCGGACAAGGGTAAGCGGATGGATGACCTTCAGGGTGAAGGTGGTGTCCAAACTGGAAAACCGAAGCCTGATGGTATGAAGTCGGGTGGCCACAAGGCCATGAGTGAAGGTGAAATGCCGTTCTGCCCGGAGTGCAACAAGAAAAAGGAATCGTGTGAGTGTGACGGTGGTGGAGATGGAGAGGATGACAAGAAGGACATCCAAGATGACCAGTACCGTGATGCCACCGATGGTTACGATGATGCCGGCCCTGATGCGGGCGAATGTAAGCGCTTTGGCGCTGTTAAGGAAGGCAAGTGCCGCTGTGCGGACCATTGTCAGTGTGACGGTTCTTGTAAGTGCGATGATGATTGTCAGTGCCCCGTCAACGAAGACGCGATGGTAGCGATCTCCACGGATGAACCACTGAGTGGTATGGGCGATTTGATCGACAAGATGATTGACAAGATGCGTGAGGGCGGTGACCTGCCAGATGAGGAAGGTCTTGACTTCGACGATGAGGCAGAAATGGGCATGCCGGATGAGGATGAGTTCACCGTTATCGACGATGAACACACCGATGAAGGCATGGAGGTCGAGGAAGAGCCAGATGCTGATGAGGATACCGGTGATGATGACGATGAGGATGAAGATCCTCATGCTGCTGCCTTAGCTCGAAAGGGTGACGATGACGATGAGGATTTCCAAGAGCGGATTGAGCGCGAGCTCGATTCGGTTGAGGAAGCCAAGCATGAAGGCGTCATGGGCAAGGACACTGGAACGAGCATGAGCAAGGATCACCAAAAGGGCAAGGGAGTTGCCGAAAAGGGTGGCAAGTTGAAGGATAAAGGTCACGGAATGGACGAATTCCAGGACGGAAAGGGTGTGGCCGATGGAAAGGGAAGCCTGAAGGATAAGGGCTCTCGCATGGACGATTTGCAAGGTTCTGGTGGGGTTCAGAAGAAGGGGGTTACCTCTGAAAACAAGAACCGCAAGAGCCAAAAGAGCCGCAAGCGAGGGAAGAAGCGCCGACGATAAGACCTAGGCATGGCCCACCCCATTGGGGGTGGGCCATTGCTGTATTCCCGCAAAGATAAAATTATGAACCCAGTTGTAGATCGCAGTATTGTTTCGAAGACAGGATTTACTGGCAACCACCAGTTGATCCAGGATTCTATCCCTTTCGAAATCAATCGGCGTGAGCCGGTGATTGTTGAAGATGTGGCTCCCCGAAAGGGAGTTAGTGGTACTCAATCTGTTACTAAGGGACTCCGACTTGGTGGACGTTTTCAGTTTGCCAACCGCCCCAATGCCAACGGTCGCATTTATGAGTTTGATACTCTGCGCGAGGCCGTTGAAGAGATTCAAGGTGATATCAAGGGCCGTCGTGTTCTTGGTGAATTCGATCACCCGCCTGATGCGAAAATTCACCTCGATCGGATCAGTCATGTCATGACTAAGCTCTGGATGGAGGATGATGAGGTTTTCGGTGAGATTGAAGTTCTCCCGAAGATGCAGATGGGCGGTCAGCTTCAGGCTTTGGTCGAAAGTGATGTCTCGATTGGAATTAGCTCTCGAGGCGTCGGCGATATGGATATCGTCGAGTATAATGGGGAACAATATAATCGGGTTCTTCCGGGTTACACCATTGTCACATTTGATGTGGTGGCTGAACCGAGTGTACACGGTTCTTACCTGTCGGTAATGGAATCGCGTGAGCGAGCCCGTAAATCGACAAAGTCGTACTTTGTGATGGAGTCGCGTGTTGAGCAAGAGAAAAAGGTGATCGCTGCCGTTAGAAATGCACTAGGTCGGTAAATAAGGCATGACATGCCGCAAATGCCGCTCCCAAATGATTTCTACACGCCGCGAATGCGTTTTCCGATGCTCGGAGTGCTATTCAATTACGATACTACGCAAAGATAATCCGAAACCTGATAAGGGGAACTCAGATGGCCGACAAGACGTTCAAGTTTAACCCAATCATGAGCGGTGCTCTAACCCGACGGATGACGAAGTTGGTCGAGGGTGCCCTGCGTGATGAGGAGACCCTGACTAAGGGTGTCATTCTCGAAACAATTGGATCGCGCAACTTCAAGTTGGCGCGGGACCTTCGAATCCTGAAGGAAGAAGACATGGCGATGGAAGATGACCTCGACATGGATGATGACATGGATTACGAAGATGACGACCTAGATATGGATGTTGACATGGACATGGACGACGACATGGGCGATGACCTCGATGTTGACATGGACATGGACGACGACATGGACGACGACATGGGCGATGACCTCGATGCTGACATGGATGTTGACATGGACATGGATGGCGATCTCGAAGCAGCGGTTGAAGACCTTTGTGACGAGATGGGTTGTTCAATGCGCGAGCTCGCCGATGTCGCATCCTCTCTTGCCGATGAGGAAGAGGGCATGGACATGGATGATGACATGGATGCTGATCTCGATGTTGATCTTGATGCCGAAGATGATATGGACATGGATGATGATATGGACATGGATTACGAGGATGACGACATGGATATGGGCGACGATATGGGCGACGACATGGACATGGAGGATGACCTCTATGAAGATGCTGTCACCGTCATTGCGAATGCCATTGCCGAAGAGGATGACATGAGTGGTGTGATGGATCAGCGTAAGAAGCGCATGAAGCGTGGAAAGAAGCGCGGGAAGAAGAAAGCATCTGAATGCTAATTCTTCGATCTTTTTTACTTTCGTTCAAAGATAGCAAGAACAAGGATTTGTTTGGACCTTTGTGGAGCTAAACCATGGAAAAATTGAAGCAGGCGCTTCGCGCACTTCCCGGCTCAACTGATGAACTGGTTGAAAACGTGTGCAATGAGCTCGATCGGTACACTGCCGATATCAAGGCAGGGTATGATTCCGATTACGCGGATAAGATCCGTAAGGTCAAGCAAGTCTGTGTAGAAGAAGTTAACAAGGAGAAGTCGGCAGTCGCACGTAAGGTTGCTATTTTCCTTGAAAGCCAGGCCAAGTCAGTCGAGCAGGCTCTGAAGAAACAGCGAGCTATTGAAGATACCGAAGCTACTTCCCTCCTTAAGCGGACGAAAAGTCTCCTAGAGGGCGTCAATTATGACGATAGTGGCGTGAGTCGGGACCTACAGGCCGCACAGACGAGAATGCAGAGACTCGAACGCCAACTGAAGGCAGTGAGCGAAGAGCGGAATACCCTTCTAAACAAGGCTAACCGTGCTCATACCATCGCCGAAGATCTAGGTAAGAAGAATCGCAAGCTCCAGGGTGAGATTGCGAGCTTCAGGCAGGAGATCTCGGAGGCGAAGTCGCCTAAGAAGGGCGACGACCCAAAGGACCCGAATGAGGTTCCCGAGGTTGCTGAGGCAGGAGCAAAGAAGCAAGGCAAGAAGATTCCGGGTTCCGACCCAAAGGAAAGCCGCCAGCGTTCTAAGCCGAAGCGGAAGCGTCTCGATGAGAGCCGTCGAGTCCAAGGTAAGCGTAAGTCGACTAGTCGAACGCTAACTGAGTCTCAAACTCGTCCCGCACGTGGCCGCTCAGCGAGTGCCCAGGACGAAATCTCTCGTATCGCTGAGCAGATGCCAGAAGACTAAAAGGAGATAATTAATGTCTACTCGCTCCCGTAATCGCCGCGTTCTTCATGAGGCACGTCGCACCCGTGCACGCAGCCTCATGAAGGAAGCTAAGAAGAACCAGACCGTCAGCGATTGGCTGCCGGTCCTCAAGAAGTGTCAAGAGGTTGGCCCAGGCAAGTTCGGTCTTATGGCTGCCATTCTTGAGAACCAATACAAGTACCTCGATCCGAAGAACCGCAACGTTCTTTTCGAGGATGCAACCACAACTGGCGACATTGCCGACTTTACCCGGTTCGCACTTCCGCTCATTCGGAAGTCTTACCCGCGGTTGATTTCGGATAACCTCGTTGGCGTTCAGCCGATGAGCCAGCCGGCCAGCCTCCTGTTCTACATCCGATACCGTTACGCTCTGTCCAAGGGTCAGACCGTTGCTGGTACTCAGATCATGCGTCAGAATACTTCGCAAGCCTTTGCTCGCCAGAACGCTTGGGCGCTTGACCCGTACTACAGCTCGCAGATCGTCAAGGACGAGGACCTCACCGTCACTGGTGGTGGCACAATCGTCACTGGCACTCTGGCCCATCGGCCGATCCTCGCGGGTACTGTGGTCGTCAACGTCTACGAGTCGGACGACGACAGCTGCGAAAGCCCGACTCCGATCATCCAGGTTGGCTTCGATGCTAACGGTGATCCTGACCTCGTTCTCGTCGAGAACCCGACCGACTACACGGTTGACCTCTCGACCACTGGTGCGACTTCGTTCGACCACTCTACCGGTACCGTTTCCATCACCTTGAGCGCTGGTTCGCTCGCGGCAACGGCTCTGGCACGGGCTGATTACGAGTTCGACCTGGAGAACAACCCGTTCCAGCCGGAAGTTACGCTCTCGATTGATAGCGACACCGTCGCTGCTATCACTCGTAAGCTGAAGACCAGCTGGAGCCTCGAGGCCGCACAGGACCTCAAGTCGGTGCACAACATCGACGCTGAGTCGACCCTAACCGACCTCATGGCTGATGAGATGGTTGCTGAGATTGACCGAGAAATCATCAACGACCTCATCATCGCGTCGGCCATCCGCGCTACTCACAACTTCGCAACCGGCGCTGGTGCCTCGGTGAACTTCACCGACCGCAACATCGCGCTGCTCTACAAGGTGCTGGAAGTCGCGAACATCATCCACCGTACCACCCTGCGTGGCCCGGCTAACTGGATGGTGACCTCGGCCGACATCGCCTCGAAGTTCGAGCAGCTCAACGACTTCCGCGGCAGCGACGCTCTCGCAGAAGACGGAATCGACATCGGCATCACCAGTGCCGGCTCGATTCAGGGCAAGATGAAGCTCTACAAGGACCCGCTGTTCCCGAACTGCAAGATCCTCATGGGCTTCAAGGGTAGCTCAGTCCTTGACTCGGGTTACTTCTACGCGCCGTACATTCCACTCCTCTCGACTCCAACTGTGTTGGATCCGAACAGCTTCACTCCAAACAAGGGTATCATGACCCGATATGGTAAGAAGCTGATTGAAGATGGAGGCTTGTACTACGCTGTAGTGACGGTTTCAAACCTCTAAGAGGCCAAGAAAAAGCCCCGAGATGCCCTCGGGGCTTTTTCTTTTGGTTTAATTAATTATGAGTCATCAACCACCTAATTTTACTCTTCATTTTTCTCAAGAAAGGCCTCCAAATTGGGGAACAGGAAAAATTCCTAGTCCTAAATGTCC